GATTTAATGGCTACTCTAGCATCCCCAGACTTTGCCTTCATTAACTCTGTAATTTCATGCTTCCACAAATCTATATCTGCTAAAGCATTTTTCTCCATTAAAGTATCCCCACTGAATCCATATATAGTATAGCCATCAAAATCTCCTTTCATTATTATTTCGGCTTCCCCATGAATATTATCAGTAACAATATATTTCTTTAGTGCATCTCTAACTTCATACTTTAATGTCTTTCTTCCCTCTTTAGATAACAAATCCAAAGTAATAAGTTTTTCAGGTTGTTCCACTTCGGGGAGTTCTATTACCTTAGCAGTGTATAATTTATAGCCTTTAGGTGTCTTTCTTACTTCGTCAACCTTAACTCTAACTATGTCACCTACATCTACATCTTCCTTTGTATTTAGGGCTTTACCGACAGAGAGATACTTTATTCCTTTTAACTCAGTACCACCATGTTCTCTTGCTTCTTCTCCGCTAAGTGGCCCTGCCCCTAATGTATACGAATTTAGATTTGATTTTGTAGTTTTCTTATCTAAAACAATCAAATCTAAGTCAACGAATTTCTTCATCTTAATCCACTTTGGATTCTTTTTAGTACCGATATAATATGTGGATTCTATATCTTTTATAACTACTC